CTTCGGTGGTAGACACCACGGGCTCTTGGTGAATAAAAGCAGCGTGCTTGCCCCATACGCGAGTCATAACAGGAGTTTGACCCTTCTTGGCAGTATTCACCCAATCCTCGCCAACAAGGATTTCATCCAGCTCCAGTAGGTCTGCAACAGCCTGCAAACTGGCGGGGGGAGCGGCAGCGTTGGTCGTCGGGGTGTTGCCGTACAAAGCGCTACCTAAACGAGATGTGACCTTGGGATTGAGCCTAAACTTGCTCCAACCAAGCCGCCCAAAAATGCCCTTATTTGGCCTAATCAACATGCCGTCAAACCTTGCCAAGATTGCATCAATAGGATCCGATGTTGGGTCGGACCATTGATCACTACCGCTTAACGTTACGCGATTTGCGGCAGTATAGCTAGAGGGATTAAAAACTAAATCAGCAACACGCTTTTCGCGTGACTTATTTAAAAGTCGCGTAGTATTGATAGTGGCCTGAGCAACCGGGTCCCAGTTGTGCATATTAGACCTTGCAGCATCAATGTCAGCCTGAGGCACAAGATCCTGCAAGCCATCGTCGAGCACGAAAGACCCTTCTTCGGTTGCGCCAAATTCGACTTGATTAGGGATACCTTTACGCCCAACCCGGGTGTCGGGGAGAATGTAAAAATCACCGCTGTTGATGACTTGATACTTAAACTCGCGACCCCCAACAGGAACGCGAGGAAGCACGAGGTCGGCAATCATCTTGCCAGGTGGAACACTGAGAGTGATTCCAGTGTAGTAAGGGGATACTACAAAAGGAAAATTCATGTTAGACATTAGATCATTCCGGGGGTAGTGGGTTTAGGTCGATAGAAATTGATCAGCCCTGGAACGATCCAGGCACGATGCTCACAGAACCGCTGGCATCGCCGACGACTCCGCTTTCGGTGGCAACGCCCCCGGTTCGGACGTTGGTGCCAGCAGCCGCGGTTGCGGCAATACCGCGTCCAGTTGAGTCTGAAATCAACAACGCCCCACGGGTAACGGTTCCGCCGTAGGTAATGGTTGCGATTCCATTCATAAACACGTCAACTCGCTCACCAGACGCAACGGCAGGCACGTCAGAGACGCCAATGATTGCATCAGACGCGGCAGTGGCGACAACCACGGTTTGGTCATCAGAGCCGAATTTGACAAAACGACCATTGGCGCCAATGTCGGAGCCAGCGGTAAAGGTCTTGGGAAGGCCAGGATTCCTTAAAGGCATGGGATCGTCCTCAGTTAGTGGTTTTCAGAGATTCGCGTGCCTTCAGGAAGGCCGCCATGGGCTCCAACTTGCGCCCCTGCGCACTCGCGTCAGCGATCAGCTCCTGGGCTAGCCTCCCGACCGCCACTGGGTCAGGCTCGACTGCTTTGATGGCCTCGGACTCTGAGCCCTCGGGAGCCCCTGCCTGCGGGAGCGCCGGTTGCACGCCTCCAAGCCTCGAACTGCCAACCGTGGCCTGTCGCTGACGCTCGGCAGCGTTGACGGCCATAGCGGCTTCTGGTCCGGTGGTGCGGCCATCGTTGGCCAGTTGCTCAATCAAAGCTTCATGGCCAGAAAGCGATTGCGCCCGTACGGCCTGGATTCGGGCGCATTCGGCAGCGGCACCAGCAATCAGGCCTTCAGAATGGCCAGCGGCGTGGCCCGCTGAATAACCCTCAGCAATGGCCTCGGTCTTGAGAGCAGCAGCGGCGGCAGGGAATGCCGTGGTCAGCTCTGCGGCAGTTGTGGGAGTGATCTGTTCAGACATTTTGGGGGCTTGGGACAGGATGGGGAGCGACCCGGTAGCCGAGTCAGCCCGAGCAATTAGCTCGGCAACAACTGCATCCATACTAGCAATCCCGTCTACCAGCCCCACGTCTACTGCTTGCTGGCCAATAAAGATGCGGCCGTCTGCCATTTGCTCCAAAACCTGTTCCGTGCTTAGCCCCTTGTGCATCGCCAGATCCTGGACAAAAAGACTGTAGAAATAGTCAACTTGGCTTTGCATGTATTCGCGCCCTGGCTCGGTCAATGGGCCATTTTCGCTGGCAATTCGCTTGTAACTGCCAGCAACGATCTCGGTCCGCACCACGCCGGCCGCCTTTTGTTGCTGTGAAGTGTCCACGTGGGTCCCGACCACACCAACTGACCCGGCCACGTCAACACCAGAGGAAAGGTATGTGCGATCGGCGGCAGAACCAAACCAGACAGCGGCGCTGGCCATGGTCCCTTCGGCCAGGGTTGCCGTGGGCTTGACACCGCGCAACGCCAGCAGGGCAGCTGCTGCTGATTGTGTGCCAGCAACTGCCCCGCCAGGAGAGTCCACCCGCATCAGTACCGCTCGAACAGATGGATCGGCCTTTGCCGCCTTCAAGTCACGCACCAACAGCTCTGCGCTGGCACCCCCCGATACAGCCGTGAGCATGTTCATCCGCGGAGCCATCACGCCCATCAGCGGGATCACCGCAACGCCACCAGGCAGCACCTCGTAGCCCTGAGGAGGCTTCTGCAATTGCCGACCCATTGCCGCTTCTATCGCCTCCAGGTCTTGTTCTCCGCGCAACCGCGCCGCGTAGATTTCGTGCAGCTGGATTAGCCGATCGGGCTCTATTGCCCAGGGCCGGCCTAGCAGGTCAAGGATGCTCATTGCCGGTCCTCGGTTGACTCTTCATCGTCGCCTTCATCGTCGTCTTTGGGATCTTCAGAATAGCCGAGACCCTTGGGCGGGTCGTCGTTAGCCATTGAAGCCACCAGCGGGGCCACTAGGCCATCCTTCAGCCGTTCGGCTTGAACTTTCGCTGAAACCTTGTGATTAGCCTCCCAGTCTCCGCCGTCATAGGCAATGGTTTCGGCTGGCAGGGTTGTGATACCTGACTCGATTCGCTTAGCTGCTGCGTTTGCTTCCTTGAGCGGGTCAAGGGCCATCATGCCGTCGCCAGACCACTTGGAACCACACCACGCAGCACGGGCAATCGGATCGGTCAGGAAGCCCGGCAGGTTGAACCGGCCTAGTGCCACGGCATCGGCCAGGATCTCTTCGTAGACCGGTTGACAGAAGTTAAATGCTTTCCTGAACCGCCGCACCTGATAGGTCTTCCAGGCATCCATCAGCGCCGCACGAGACGCCGAGTAGCTGGAGTTGAAAACCTTCATCACCACTTCCCTGGGCAGGTTCAAGCCCACGGCCACTTCGCCTGTTACGGCATCAAAGAATTGCGTGAACGACGGATTAGGTCGGCCTGGTGCAGGGGTTTCAATTGTTTCACCTGGAAATAGGTTTACGACCTTTCCCGTTGCGGACTCCAGGACTCGATCAAACCCTAAAGCTTTTTGTATATACTTTTCTTTGGAGTCTTGGTCTAGCAGGTCGGTAAAAGATTCATGATCCATAGTCATGAAAATGGTATTGATTGCCGCATTCACCGCAGCGTCTAGCTCTGCATTGCTGTAGCGATCGGCCTGTTTTAGCTTGCCGAGCACTGGCGCTAGCCAGGGAATGCCACGGGTTTGCTGTGGACGCTTCATGCGCCATAAGTGCAATAAATTGTGGCGTCCAGTCGCAGGAGTAAAGAACTCAACCCTGCTCCACTTAATGCCACCAGGCTTGTAAGTCAGCGTTCGGCGTGGATGACAATTGGCAATCCAAGCAGCTACTGGAACGTCGTCTATTTTTTCAATTCCTTGCGTGCATTCATTTGTGTCTGCCACTCTGTTTTTATTGCATACTCTGTCGGCTTCAATTACCTGCAGCGCAATGCGATAAGGCCATCCTGCGGGCACTCGTTTTGGTTGAACAAGCGCCACAAAGGCATCGCCTGAAACCAACTCAGCACGCTCTGTTAAGTCTTGAATATCGTAAAAATTCTGTTTATTAGAATAATCTGCAAACTTAGAACTAGCCCAAGTATTAAAGTAAAGCTCAAACTCTGACTGGTACGCACGGGCTTCTTTGTCGCTTAACCCTAAGTATTCTGCATTAATAGCACTCTGAAGCGTTAACCCCGTGCCAATTGTGTAAGTTACTAAATTTTCAACCGCTCCAGTGGCGATTGGCTGATTGCGCTCTGCATCGCGGCACAGTCCACGCAGCTCATCAAGTCCTGGAATTGTGTCGCTGTCAGCGTCAGCCTGGCCTGGGTTCCAGGCTGCAAACCTGGCAGAATTACCGATGTTGTTGATAATGCCATAGTCGGCCGGGTCAGAGCTGTGGTAAGCGCCAAAAATGTTGCCAGCTTGGCTGCTTATTTTTGTCGCCGCAACCTTGGCTTGAGCTTTAACCGTTTTTTGTTGGGCCCGTTTCTTGCTCATGTCACCAGCCGGGAACGATTGAACGCGTACGAGACCGGCCGTTTGCACGCATTGAAAGCCTTGTTACCTGCTCGTCCCAATACTTGACACCGGCTTGCACGTCAATCAATGACGCCCGGCGCAGTTTGTCGTCGCCTACGGTCACCTCTTGCTGACCTAAAATCTGCTTGACGGCCTCCAGATGGGCGTCTAGCTGCTCCTGTGCCTGTGAAAGTGTGATACCTGCCATAGGCCCAGTATAGCAACCATGGCCTATCAGTTCCAGCCGGCAAGGCTGATTTTGCCATCGGAGACAGCGGAGCCCCCTCCCCCTCCCGTCCCCGGCGCCTGGGTGCCCAGGGTGCGGGCGAGCTGGGCCCACATGGTTCCTGGGGTGTAGCGACGGGTCACCAGCTGCAGCACCGCATAGGCGTAGCGGGTGCAGTCGC